TTAACCCGTCTATTCCTCCTTGTTGTCCTTCCCAACTATATGTAATATCTCCATCAGGAACAACAAATAAGCTTTTCTCGTAAGCTTCATGGATTCTATGCATGACATCATTTCCAAAGATCTTTGATAATGTCTCTCTTATTACAGGACATACTGTTTCGTCTCTAAAACAGTTATTCCATCCACTACTATCAAAGTTTATGTACAAAACCTTGAATCCTCTATAGGCTTTCAGAATTGTCCTGAATGAGTATAATCTCTTTGATATATCAAGCTCACTCATAGTCATAGCTTGTTCATCACAATACATGTCAAGAAATTTTGCTACATTTTTCTCTTGAGCTAGACTTCTTAGCCTATCTAAATATGTCTTCACTCCAAATCCTCTAAACTCTATTTTATGCTCTTTCTCCTTTGGAACTAATCTTATAATCAAATAATCAGCTAATTCATTCAGATCATCAACTTCTGTATATCTCTTTAGAAATTCTTGATGATCCAATTTCTTTAGAGGGTTTAATAAATAATAAAGTAGTAATCGAGTCTCAGACCAATTGTAATTTTTTACTCTAGGGTTAGACAAGAATGTCTGCACAGCTTGATGTCTTAATACAGATATAGACTTATCTTTAAGGAATGGTATGATATTCTCTAATTGCTGAAACTCCATAACTTTGCCTAATTCTACTCTAGCCCAATCCCTATTTTCAATCTCCCCAAACAACTTTGTCACACTAGGATGAAAAGGGTCTTTATTTCTTAAATTTGCATATAATAAAGGATCTTTACCAGGTAAACTCATACTTATGGTACAGTCAGGCCATTTACCATGTCTGTTTATGTAATTCCGAACAAATGTTTCCTTTGCTTTGTTGACAACCCAGGCAACTGATTCATAAGTTATTTCTTTTTCTATGGTAGTTCTTTTATGTAATTTGATGGCTCCTTTTTCCATATCTACAAATGGATGACCTAACACTTTAGATAAACATCCTAATTCATTTCTAAGAGGGATGGAAGCAGACAATAATATTTCCCTTAATTTACTATCCATATAATCAAACCCTATAGAAGATAATAAATCCTCTTGAATATTATCCAACAAATCAGTGTTAGCCCAATCTTCAGTTTCCATGAGAATTTCACCTATAACCATACTTTCTATGCTTCCTGAAATGTTTGCAAACTTATCCTTATATCTTTTACTTAACAATGTCATCTCTGTTACGAAATCCACAACAATGTTATATCCCTCTTCTTCATGACATACTCCTTTCTGGTACTGGATTAATAATAAAACAGAGAGTAAGTCTGATAATTTGTTATGAATCAATAACAGGTAAGACATAGGCATCAGGTATCTACTACCATCACTCATAAATAATGTGCAATGATGAATACTCCATTTTATTTCCATATCCAGTTCTGAAATTGACATATGGCTAA